TATTCGACGTTCAAGATCAATGCAGACGACTTCCAAATAATAAAACCTGGTGCCACCGCAGCTACTTTTCAGGTCGAAGGCGGACAAGTGAAGATTAATGGCCAATTACTGGTTAATGGAAGCACTGGAAGCACGCAAATAGCCAACAATGCGGCAACAAATATGCTTTGTGCTTCTGCCTATGCATGGGGGCAGGTCACACTAGCGGTTACAATAAATACGGCTGACCTTCCGTCGGGATCTTCGACGGTGCCAATAGTCATTACGGGAGCTCAGGACGTGGGCTCTCAGGCATATTTTGACATAGGTCTTAATACTTCTAATTTCATGGCTGCTGGTAATTTATTCAACTCGTTCCCTCCTTATGGTGGGACTTACTCCATGACTATTATCTATAACGCGACACCAGGGACGTATTATTTTAGTTGTTTTAATCATGGTACAGGAAATTATTCTGATTCAATAACAAGGGTCAGAACAATAACAGCAATCGTGGGGAAACGATGAACTTTATAGTCTATAATCCTGACACAGGGCAAATCTTAAGAACTGGGTCATGCCCTGAAGATCATGTTAAAAGCCAGTGTTTACTTGGTGAGGCTGTTGTCATTGGAGAAGCAAATCCGATGACTCAATACATCAAGGATGAGTCTATTGTAGATTACACTGAAGAAGAGTTATTAGATAAGAGCGGTGGCCGGAAAGCAGCCATTGCTCGTTCTGAAAGAGATAGACTTATCGCATCAACAGATTATATAATGCTTTCTGATTCACCTGTTTCTGACTTAGAGAAGTGGGTATCGTACAGGAAAGCATTAAGGGATATAACAAAACAGGTTGGGTTCCCTGAAAAAATTGTATGGCCGGAGAAGCCAGAATGAGCGCATATTATCCGGAAAAGCTTAAGGGTTCGTGGGATTTCGCAAAAGGAATCATAGAGAAGGCTACACGGTATGGCGTCTATTCCATTGAGCAAGTCGAAGAAAAGGTGCTTAATCTGAAATGGTGTTTATGGTGTGGTGAAAAATCCGCAGTAGTCACTGAAGAATGGATAGGCGATTTAGGCAGGTGCGTTACAATAAATTTTGCTGGCGGGGATATATCAGAACTCTTGGTAATGTATGAAAATATTGAACTCGCAGCGCGTTCTGCAGGCTGTGTAAAAATTTTCATCTCAGGACGGTCTGGGTGGAAGCGAGTTTTCAGAGACAAGGGGTTTAAGGACGAAAACTTAATAGGGAAAGAATTATGAGCAAAGGCGGAAGTACGACACAAACCCAGCAAACATCCATAGATCCTGCTGTGCAGGCTCAGTGGAACAATATTTATGGCATGGCGAGTAATGCAGCGAGTACGCCATACAGTTACACAGCACCCCTTGCTGCTCCGTTAAGCTCCGCTCAGAATCTCGGCATATCGAATGCTACGACGAACGCCAATAATGCGCAGAACGTTAATGGGTATGGCCTATTATCAGGCCTAATGGGTCAGAATGCTGGAACGGTAGCGGGCTCAAACCTGTCGCAGTATATGAACCCATATACGCAGAACGTCATTGATACGACAAATTCGGAGCTGCAGAGACAGAACACTATTGCCAATCAAGGGAATGGAGATAACGCCATTGCTGCTGGTGCTTTTGGTGGTGATAGATTAGGTGTACAGAACGCAGAGACGAATCGTGGATACGCCCAAGTTATGGCGAATACGGACGCGGGACTTAACCAGGCTAATTTTACCAACGCTCAGTCAATGGCGAATCAGGACATTCAGAACAGACTCGCCCAACAGACACTCGGAACACAACAGGCAGGACTTGGAATAAACGCCCAACAACAAGCACAAAACAGCTTGTTTGGAATGGGAAATACTGCACAAGCAACACAGCAGAACGCGCTGTCTACTGCTTATCAGAATTATCTCTATGGCCTTCTTTACCCACAACAAGCGGCTTCAGGGCTCGCGAGTACAATGAAAGGTCAACCATATAACACAACAACTACAGCCCAAACTCCATATTATACAAATCCATTAGCAGGGATATTAGGAGGAACTCTTGCTGCTTCAACGCCGCTCGGTGGGGTTGGAGGAACTTCTCTTCTTGGTGGTATCGGTAATTTACTCGGTATTTAAAAATCTGACATCATGGGACTACTTGACATAAATTATGCTGATCCTCAGACGCAAAGCTTACTCGGAATAGCTCAAGGTCTCCTTGCTGCATCCGCGCCATCCCGCATGCCTGTAGGAATAGGGCAAGCGATTGCACAAGGTTTGGCAGGAGGTCAGCAGGGGTATCAGCAGGGTATTCAGAATCAGCAGCAAGCCATGCAGATGAATATGGCGCGCCAAAAAATGGCGTTCCTTAATGGTTTAATGAATAGCGGCCAACAGTCAAGCGCGCAGCAACCGACAGGATATTCTGCGAATAATGAAGAGAATTCACAAGACCCTGCACCCTTTCAGTCTTCCGCCCTAGATCCTATGTCCATAAATCCTGATTATGGAATGCAGCTATTACAAAAAATACAGCCTCAACAAGCGCAACCAGATCAACCGTCATCGCAGGGCAATTCAGGAGGATTCGCAAGCATGCCTCTCGACAAGCTCGTGGGAGCAATATCATATGGTTTTTTGCCTAAAGACGCATTGGACGCATGGAAGGTGGCTAAGTTTGGGAATGCTGTAAGAGAGGGAAGCATGATTCAGAATGCAGATGGATCCATATCAGCAACCCCAAAAGTTCCGGAGGGAATGCAATACGATCCAGCAACGGGGTCATATTCATGGATACCAGGGTATAACACAGGAAAAGCAGCAACGGCTGCTCTTGGGAAAAACCTTGAAGCTTTCAATTCAGTGGATCCAAATACGGGAATGGTCGTCAGAAATGTTCCGACCGATAATAATGGGCAAGCATATTCTCCACAAACTGGCAGTTATACCGGAACAGGTTACTATTCACCATCTGGTACAGGAAGCTACTCAGGAAATGGAGCAATTGTAGGGCTCAATCCCTCATCTGTCGCTGGAAATACCGAATACCAAACAAATACCGCGAAATCAGCGTCAAATGAGTATAACGCTATGCAGAATAATGCCGTTTCTGCTAGAACAAATATTGCTAAATATCAGCAGATCCAGCAGCTTCTCGCAGATCAAAACGGAGGAAAGCTTGCTCCAGACCAATATGATATTCAAAGTGCAGCAAAATCGCTTGGATTCAGTATAGGCCCTGGGAATGTTGCAAATAAAGATGCAGCAAAAGCGCTGGCAACAAGCATGGTGCCGGATTTGATAAAAAATGCCGGAATCACCAGGATGACGGACAATGAAGTCTCATTATTTAATCAGGTAAGTCCGTCATTAGCCAACACGCCTGGCGGAAGAATGCTTATAGCACAAAACGCCATAGCTCTTCTTAACAGGCAAATACAAACTGCAAATATGGCTCGACAGTGGCAGCAAAGGTTTGGAAGAATAGATACTCCTGACAGCTCAGGAAAAGGGTTTCAGGATTACATGAATATCTGGACTCAGCAAAACCCAATATTTCAGAATCAGTAATGGATATTACAGGCTTAATATCACAAGAGGCGATTAACCAGGGCGTAGATCCTGACCTTGCTCTTCGTGTTGCGAACGCAGAGTCTGGATTCGATCAAGGAAAGGTAAGTGATGCTGGTGCTATTGGTGTGATGCAATTAATGCCTGGAACGGCTAACGATCTTGGCGTTGATCCAAGAGATTTGGCACAGAATGTAAGGGGTGGCATAAGTTACCTTAAGCAGCAGCTTGATAACTTCGGCAGTCCTGACCTTGCCGTTGCAGCGTATAATGCGGGACCTGGAAATGTAAGGCGTTCTGGTGGTATCCCAAATATTGCAGAAACAAGAAATTATGTCACAAAAGTTCTTGGTTCTCCAAATTCAAATGGGCCGCAACCTGAACAAACTCAGGCATCCGCTTTTTCTCCAAGCCAGGCAAAAACCCCTTCTGATGGTGCGGATATCTTTGGATTATCTCCTGGAGGGGTATCTCAAAATAATCAGAGCGAGCAAAATCAGCAACAAGATACTTCTGGTTCGACAGGAGCTGATATTTTCGGTTTGGATCCTGAAACAACAACTCCTCAGAATCAGCAAGCGCAACAAGGCAATATTTCCTATTGGGACGGTTCCCATGATATCAAGGAGGGCGAATGGTATAAAGATGCTAATGGAAACGCTCATCAGTGGAGCTCAAAATATTACCAGTGGAGCCCTGTTCCGGTACAGGGAAATGATAACCAACAGCATTCTTCCCCTGATAAGCAATTAAATTTTGGTGATAGTTTCGTTAGGGGTTTAACAGATGTTGGTCAGGGAGCAGCCCAGCGAGCCATGCACTTGATGGACTGGATTAATACACATAATATTCCGCTTACCGATACTCCGTTAAGCACGGTATTGCCAAATATTGGAGCAATGACCGCTCCTTCGTTAGCTCCTTTGATGTCTGGAATTTCTCCTATTATGCCTGATATCATTGATAAGCTGACCAAAAATATGGGCCAAAATGATGCGGATATATCAAATAGCCTTAGGGATTACAACAAAGCGTATCAAACTCAAAATGGGTCTGATATAGACTTGGGAAGGATTTTAGGGAGCGCAACGGCAGGACTTCCTTTAATGTTTTTGCCTGGCGCAAATACGCTTTTAGGATCCGCTGCGATAGGAGGGGTTCTTGGTTCTTTCCAGCCGGTTGATACGCAGAACAGCGATTATGCAAGCCAGTCCGCTGGCAATATTGGTGGAGGATTGCTTGGTGGAGCAGCAGGATATGGTGTTGGAAAGCTTGCAAACTCGATATTCCGACCAATGGGAAATCTTTCGCCATCTGAAAAAGCTGGTGTTGCGTTAGCTGATAAGATAGGTATAAACCTGACTCCAGGACAAAGGACTGGAAGGCCAGGTCTCATGAGCATAGAAGATCAGTTGTCGAATATTCCTGGCGCGACGTGGTGGAAGAAGTCGCGTGTAACGGGAAATCAGTCAACGTTAAACAAGCTTGCAGCAAAATCAATAGGCCAAGATGCAGATGCTTTAACGCCAGATGTTCTCAGTGTAGCCAAGAATAACATAGGATCGCTCTATAACAAGGTTTATTCTCCTGATACAAACATTCAGTTTGGGCCTGAATTCCAGCAAGAGATCGCTGATATTAAGTCAAAGTACGCTCCTTTTGGAGATCTTGGGCAAGGTGTGAATAACGCAATCGACAAATACACAAGCTTTACCGGAGCAGGAGACGTACCAGGGAATATCTATCAGGGCGGCAGGACAATGCTTAAAAACGCTGCAGACGATGCTCTCTATTCATCATCTCCAAACACTACCCTTGGTTCAGCTCTCAAGGATGTTCAAAAGATCCTCCAAGAGAATGCTATCCAGTCGTTGCCTCAAAAATCTCAGGACGTACTCGATAAGGCCGATAACATGTATTCGTCACTGAAAACCCTTACAAAAGGAAAGTCAGTAACCAATGGTAATGTAAACCCTCTATCGGTAGCGAACGCATTGCAGAGTTACTATGGTGATGCATATAAGACAGGTGCTATATCTGGCCCATTGGTCGATATAGCACGGTTGGCGGAGGCGAACAAAAACTGGCGGCTTCTTAACGATTCAGGAACGGCAACAAGAACGTTTGTCGAAAGTCTTGCTCAGAATCCGCTCTCAGCAATTCCTTCAGCAGGGATTGCAAACCTCATTCTTGGCGCGACAGATAATCCCATATCAGCAGCGTATCTTACACATGGACTGCCTTTACTGAACCAGTTGCCTGCGAAATATCCAAGAATTTTGCCTACTATCTTAACACCGTTCGGGGCATCAGTGGGTGAGCAATACAATAAGTGATCATCTCTTTTTGTATAATCGCTCTCTAAGAAGAAATAAAGGGAAGGCTACTAATAGATATAACCCAAACATTATAACCATATTTGGGTTATAGAACAGAGCCACAACAAACAACACCAAAAGGCCGATAAGGAAGAGCACAACAACAATCGGCGCTAAAGTAATGGCAAGCATCGCCAAAAGAATTCCTCCTGCTATTTCCCACATGATTCAATAATCTTTGTTGAAGATACCTTCACTACAAATCTACAAAATATTTTACTCACTGGAATAGTTCTCAGATGTTTGGATTTTCTTTGGAGCATTTTTTTAACTCCATCATCCCATCATCATGGCCGCATCTCAGGCAATAATACCAACACAGGTCATTCAGGAGATAAATAATCTTGGAGAACCCCACCGCGCACTGGTGAGGGATTTTGTTTTAAACTCGGTTACGGCAAACGGCGGGTTACTCATTCCGCCTGTTGAGGTTTCGGAATTTGGCGATGTTTGCTTCCAAATTCAAGGAACTTGGGTAGGAACATTTACCTTTCAGGGTTCATTTGACGCGACAAACTGGTCTAACCTTATCGCTCAGCCGGTTGGTTCTGCAACAGGAGTAACCAGTTGCACGGCAAATGGCGCATGGAATCTTCCTTTAAGCATGAAATTTTTTCAGGTAGTTGCCACTGCATGGACAAGCGGAACGGCAACAGGATACGCGCGATTCCGTGTTAACGGAGTGATATTCAGAAGTGTATAACCAAATTAACAGTAACACTCAATAGGAGCAAATTATGCCGGAAACTGAAATTCTCGGACAGGAAAAGCAACAAGATAATATTGTTAAAATTGACGGTACTTGCACGGTCATCTTGCAAGATGCTGAAGGCAATGTCGTGCATGAGGAAACCTACAACAATATCATCACCAGTGCTGGCAAGGCCGCCATTGCGGGCCTTGTTGGTAACACGGGAAGCGTAACGGCGTTTACGTACCTCGCAGTGGGCACAAGCGCAACAACTCCCGTTGTTGGCGATACTGCGCTTGGAGGCGAAATCTCAACGAATTCGCTAGCAAGAGCATCTGGCACTGTTTCGAGGACCACAACGACTTACACGAACGACACACTGAAGATAGCCTATACATGGACTGCTTCGGGAGCAAGCACTGTGCAGGAAGCTGGAATCTTTAACGCTTCGAGCGCAGGAACCATGCTAAGTCACCTGCTTATCGGGCCTGTGACTACAAGTAATGGGTTTCAGCTAACACTCAACTACACGGTGCAATTTAGCTGATATGAGCATCGCGTTCATTGGTGGGTCTGGCCAATACACCTCAAACGGGACAATAACGATGACGTACCCTGCCGGTACGGCATCAGGCCACCTCGCTGTAATGGTAGTATCAAACAGTAGTATAACGACACCATCAGATTGGACACTATTAGACGGCGAGGCAAGTGGATCGATCTATTATAGGACTGTGACGTCAACATCGTCATTCAATATCACTGTAAGCGCAAACGCTTCCGCATCTATGGCGACTTTCAGTGGTGCTGCAATAGGGAATCATACTGTTGATGGGCAGAACGGCCCGACATTAACAGGGCTTAGTAGCTCTGATTACTGCCTTGCAGCTATAGCGAGTTTCTCAGCAACATTACCGTCAAATCCGACGGGGTATACCACAGGAAACACGAATAACTATTCGTTTCATTCTTCAGGAATATTCTACAAATCGTCACCGTCATCTTCGGAAACCCCTGGTAGTTTCGGGAGCATGGCATCAGATGCCAATTCGTTCACAATCCAGATAACCGCGACGGCTCCCGTAAGCGATACGGAGAGGCCTGCCGACTCATCGAAAGCAACAGATGCTTCAGCAATTGTTGCAAGGGCATCTCCTTCTGATTCGTCAACATCATCCGACAAACCAGGCATTAACGTAACTCCGGTTTCTGTTGACTCGTCAAACTCATCGGATGTGGTAGGGTTGGTATCCGCTATAACATCCACTGATTCGTCATCATCGACTGATATTTACGGAATCGGTGTTTCGCTGATAGCTATTGATTCTTCAAGCTCATCGGATGTGGTAGGGTTGGTATCCGCTATAACATCCACTGATTCGTCAACATCGACTGATATTTACGGAATCGGTGTTTCGCTGATAGCTATTGATTCTTCAGTAGCGACAGATTCCGTTATCCAGGGAAACTTTGCAACCTATTCTCCTTCAGAGACGGTTTCTGGTTCAGAAGGCTCATCAATATCAATAACGACAGCAATATTTGATTCGTCTTCATCTTCAGATGTTGCTTCGTTCACATCTGCGCTGAACGCAGCCGACTCAGGATCAGCTTCAGATGCAATTTCATTTGCGATATCATCATTCCCTTCAGAGATGTCTACATCAACAGACACAAAGTCTGTTATAATCTCTGTGTCGGCTCTTGATTCGTCAGCAACATCAGAGTCAACAGGAATCGTAGTTCTGTCAACAGTTACCGATTCCAGTTCTTCAAATGATACGGGAACAAACGTCTTATCCGTAATCACAACGACAGATTCCTCTGGGTCTTTTGATTTATTTGGAGCTGTTGTCTCGATATCGACCAATGACACGTCAACTCAAACAGATGCGTCGTTGGGTCAAGTGATAATACAGTCCACCGAAACATTAAACAGCAACGGCCTTGCAGGAATATCGGTTTCAACTTCCATATCAGAAAGTTCTGCGATAAGCGAGAATGTCTATACGATTTCAGCAATATCCCCAACTGAAACGTCCTTACTTTTCGATAATACTACATTCAGCACAACGTTTCTTGCATCTGAAACACTATACATAACGGACGTAGCTTCAGGGGTCTGGATTACCGCGGACATTGGAATCTACGCCCTTCATGCAGTAGAGCATTGTTCGTTTGTCACTGCTTCAGGAGAGCTTATAATGGCTCAAAATCGCACACTCAGTGATCTCATTGGATTTATACCAAGTGATCTCGATGAAATGAGCATAACTGGAATGAGTGGTGAATATATTGGCGCAAGCATGTCAGAAATAGAGTTGATAAACCAAAGCGTTTCGACGCAATAAACTTTTGAATCATGTTTTTAGGAACAGCTGTCTTGCTCAGCGCTCAAATAACCATTGTTGGAGGAGGGACTCCGGCATCGGTGACGGTATCTATTCTAGCTCCAGACGGGACTATTCCTGTATTGAATCAGGCGGCTACATATAACTCAGGAACCGGAACGTGGCAATATATTTATCAGAGTGGGTCTAATGGCTCCGGACAATACACGGCACAATGGAAATCTGTTTACGGTTCTAACGCAGGGAAGACAGAGTCAACATTTGCTTTGCGTCCAACATCTCTTTAAAAAAATAAACATGCAGATAACTCAAGTTGATTTCTCGGATTTTGTCGCAATAGGCACAACGTCAATTCTTCTTCTGGCAGGAATTGCCGCTTACTATGCAAAAATGGGATTCGCTCTTAACAAAGAAAACGCAGAGTTGAAAGTCTCTCTAAAAGAAGCAGATATCACGAAGTCTCTCAGCACAGTAACGCAAACAGTAAAGCAGATCAGCGACAATCAGTCTTTGCTCAAAGAGAACCTTGATAAAAGTCTTAGTGAGGTATTTGATCGTATCAGGACAATCGAGTTGAAACATGCGGAGGGGTGTGCATTGCTATTAAGATTAAACCCAAGAAAAAACGAAGCATCATGATAAACAGCAGAGACATTAAAGACCTGCACCCTAAAGCGCAGCCACTTTGCGAGAAGTTTCTCGACGAGTGCAAGAAGTCGGGAATTGACATCTTGATCACAAGCACGTATCGAGATGTTGCATGCCAGACCGCCCTCTATGCTCAGGGGAGGACAACCCCTGGGCACATTGTAACAAATGCACGGGGCGGGCAAAGTTTTCATCAGTACCATGTCGCATTTGATACCGTGCCAGTTATTTGTGGTAAGCCGGTATGGGACGACATGCAGGTATGGCTAAGCATCGGCCACATCGGGAAATCTTGCGGCCTTGAGTGGGCTGGAGACTGGAAGACATTCCAAGAAAAGCCGCATTTTCAGTTTACGGGCGGTCTGTCATTAAGAGATTTTCAAGCAGGAAAAACCGTGCCTGAGTAATAACAATCAACAAACCAAAAAAGGAGAACACCATGGACTTTTCAAGCATCTCATCATTTCTCGCGCCGGTTGTCATTTTTGCCGCAGGAGCTTTCAAGCTTTTCGGATACATTAACGGATACAAAGACAAGCTTGAGTTAGCCGAAAGAGCGCTTCAAGCTGTCAAAGCCGGTGCGGATGGTACTTTATCTTTACTAGGAGAGGTTGTTGCGGCAAGCTCAGACAATAGCCTCAGTCTGGATGAGTTCAATCAGATCGTGAAGACTGCCTCGGACATCCCTGGAGCGATAAAGATCGCACTGAAAAAGAGCGCTGTCACCAATCCAACGCCAGCCTCATGACGGACTGGATTGAAAAAGTCACCATAGCGATATGTTATGGTATTGCAAAAGCTCTATCGTCTCCTGGCGTGATGGTAGGGCTTGTCAGGGCATGGCGGCAGGCGAACGAGCCGCAGGAATTAACCGCAAGTAAACCAACAAAAGACGATGACAACTTTCTTCGGTCGGCACAAAAAGACGGCTGGGTTAATATCCCTGTTGTTGATAAGCGCGTGCAGCAGCTCAAGCAGGGTAATGTATCTCGGTAGTGGTACCACCAAGATGGTCCAGCTAAGAGAAACCCTGAAAGGGGTGAAGGTGTGGGTTAAGGATTCCACCGGAGTTGCAATCCCTATGGTAGCAGACCTGCCTGAGGGGGGATTTTATCGAAAAGATTTAAATTAAGATGATAACATTATTAAGTATAGCTTTAGGTATACTTTTATTGACATGCTCCGCAAGGTTACTTCAGTATTAACTCATAGGTTCCCGCCACCGCTCCACAAAAATATACTGCCGACGGTAAAGCACTCCCAGCGCTGAAAGAAAGATGCAGGAATGGTCGGATTATCTGGACAAGCTCAAGAAGCCGGTTATATATGCGCTGCGTTAACTTGCTGATCGAGTAAGTTAAGGATAGGCGCATAAGTTTAACTTAGTGTGGTGGGTAATAAAAAACCTCCCATTTCTGAGAGGTTCCGGATTACTGGCTTGGCGCAATCCCCGAGGCAATGCCCATGATGCCGTAATATAAGCACAATCTCTTATATTTTACAAGAGGCTATCCATTAAAATTCATGTTACCTCCAATTATTTGATCTTTTTGTTTGATGTTTTCAAATTATTTGGTTATAATTCTTTTGTGACAACTAAGAGACGGTAAAGATACACATAAGTGACATGATGAAAGAAAAGTTCGATAACCGGAAGCTCAAGGGGATATTTCCGAGAGTTCGTGATAGGCTCGAAGAAAGAAAGGGGGTGTCCATTTCAGTGGGAGCTGTCAAGAAAAGATTTCACCGAGATAACCCAATTGTTATGGAAGAGTACAGGGCGGTATACGGAGAAATGCTGAGGGATAAAAAGCGTGAAGAGTTGAAGCGAGAAGAGATCAGATGGGAGATTAACCAATTAACTGAAAAGGCAGAAAATGCCAACTAAACAAAGAAACCCCACCACTGTAAATGATGAGGTTTCGGTATCAACTGCAACGATTAAATGTACCACAAAAATGGAATCGACACAAATTAGCCATCCAGAACAAAAGTATTTCAGCTTAAAGAGCGCGCGGGAGTTTGCAAAAAAGTTTGCTGATTATGATTTATCTGAAGCGAGCTTTTACCGCCTGTCCAGCAAAGGAAAAATACCTGTAATAAAGGGGCCGGGCGGCAGGTTATTAATCCCTATTGACAAATTCATAGCGTGGTTGGAGAGTGGAAGCGAAGCAAACGGGGAGGCATGAATCATGAAGAATAAAAGCCAAACCCTGCATGGGCGAAATGCAGGGCTCAGAGATCAGGAAAAGCGGATTATTCGGGCGGAACAATCACAGCCTCAATATACGCACCCTTCAAGAAATTTCAAACCTTTTGACAAAAAAGCTTATTGCCAGTCAGTAGACCAGATCATTATTGATGCTGTTGCGATGTTGTCCGGGCGGCAAATGGAGAGTTTGAAAATCAAAACTCATGAACAGGAGAGCATCATGAAGCGTAAATGCATCGTATGGCTAATTCTCAGTCTGCTCGTTGGGCAATCGGCAAGTGCAAGGGCAGAGAGCTCGTATCGGCAGTTTTGCGACTGGAGCAACAACAATCCTTCGTGGGTACCTGTTGCTTCTCATATCGCTCTTGGTGCCGGCATTGCGTATGCGCTCAGGACGCAGGGAGCAAGCCCAGTTGTAAGCTGGATAGTACCATCAATGATCGGAATTGGTAAAGAAGAATTGCTCGACAAAAACGCCAGCATGGTGGATATGTCGGAGTGGGCGATTGGCGGAGCTGTTGGAGCTTGGCTTGGTGGTGTTCGGGTTGCTCCGAAACAGGGTGGCGTTTCGGCTGAATTTTCAACAACATTTTAAACGGGTAGGAAAATGACACGAGACGAGTTCGAGAATGCGCAGTTCTCTTTCTGCGATGAGTTCTACAATCGAAATGAGTACAGGGGTGATGACATTTTTCATCTCCAGACAGTCGATTTCGGCACAAGATCAATAAGGGATACTTGCGGTCGGCTACACAAGATGGATGACATAGAATTAATTATCCATAAACCACAAAACAGGAACCAACATGTCAAATGAAATCACGATTAATGGGGAAATTTACACAAAAAAGATTCCACCGACGGAATCGGCTAAGAATGTATTGATACGCACTTATTCGGCTGGCGTGCATTTTGGCGAACTAGTCAGGCATGACGGGATGGAAGTTGAGTTAAATAACGCTCGCCGAATATGGTCGTGGAAAGGGGCAAATACACTGTCCGACATAGCTGAAAAAGGGCTGAAAAACGTCAAAGAAAGCCGGATATCTTTGACGGTAAAGTCAATAATCCTAACCCAAGCGATAGAGATTATACCCATATCAGCAACCGCTTTGAAATCATTAAATGAGGTGGCGGAATGGACGGTATAAACTATAGCAATGGCTATGGCTATGGCGATGGCTCTGGCTCTGGCGATGGCTCTGGCTATGGCTATGGCGATGGCTCTGGCTCTGGCGATGGCTCTGGCTATGGCTATGGCGATGGCAATGTCGATGGCAATGGCTCTGGCTCTGGCTCTGGCGATGGCTCTGGCTCTGGCCTTGGCTCTGTCTCTGGCTCTGTCTCTGGCTCTGTCTCTGGCTCTGGCTCTGACTATGGCTATGGCGATGGCTCTGGCTCTGGTTATGGCTATGGCGAAGGCGATGGATAATTAAAAAGGAGGAAAAATGAAAAAGCTTTTGGCGGAGATCGGGCGCGTGATCAGGTACTCGATCACACGAGACACCAAGTTTTATGAGATCGTCAGAATTCTTGACGGCAGAATCCTGATAGCGGAAGACGGCTATCAAATATCGGTAGGGGAGGTAGAATGGGCACTATCGACATAATAAAGAACACACTCGTCATAATGATTATAGGGCTAATGATGGCTCCTGTAATCGACGGGGAAACGATAACCATGACATCTTTTGCAGGAATCTGTTCTGCCGTAATTCTTGGTATGATTCAGGCGCTTGAGGCGATAGCGGAGTGGAATATACCTAAGCCTTTATAATCAACAATCAAAAACGGAGAGGAAGAATGAAGACAATTGAAGTGGTAAAAACGGGGATGGTGCTAATGATCGTCGGACTCTTTGCTGTGCCCGCGATTGATGGTGAGCAAATGACTTCGTGTGCCTCGATTGGGTTCTGGATTGCGTTAGCTCTCGTTGTCGTAAAGACCGGTTATCTAATCTATGACTTCAGGTCGGAAGAGATGCTTGCGGACAAAGAGGGCGACGGTGTAAAGGAGTACTGGTATTAATCAACAATCTTAGGGGGAACAAATGACAATCTGTGACAAATGCGGGAAACTGACCAGCCAGCCGCTTGCTGACTCGACGTTCAAGGGGAAGCTGATATTCCGTAAAGGGATGGAAGTATGCCGTAAATGTTTTGATAAAACCTTGGAGGGTGTACGGGCTGGGGACGAAAGGAAGCCCGCTTCCTGCGACAACAGTAAGCGGGCTAAGAAGAACTACACGGTTAAAAGCATCAATCAACAATCAAAAGTACAAAAATGAAAAAAGAAAACGAAATCAACCTTTTTGACGACGATCCTATCGTTGTTAAGGATGTCGAGGAGGTCAAGAAGTCGAACCCACTGAAAGACCTGGTGTCCACCAAAGGGAACGCATCCCTGAACGACCTCATCCGACTCTATCAGGAAATCGAAGAAAAGCTCATTGAATCCGGTGGCGTTGCTGACTTCGGCGACCAGATGGCTGCAGTCGAAGAAAAGATTGAGACAAAGCTCGATAACTGCAAAGGATTGATTGATTACTGGAAAGGTCAGGTCAGCTACCTCGATGAGCGCGCAAAGGTGTTCAGTGCGCGAAAGACTGGTATCAAAAACGGTATCGAGTGGTTACGCTGCACCATGAAATCCGCATTACTCCTCACGGGGAAAGAAAAGGTCAAGACAATCGAAGGGACGTACTTCTTTTCGGCGCCTAAAACTCCGGTTAAGATCGATATGGAGAAGATGACTGGCAAGTACGAAGCAGCCCTTCAAAAGATCAACCTGAGGACGCATAACGTCGTGATAACCATACCCTCTACCATCCCTGACTTCCGAAAAACTGTTGAGGCGTATCTCAAAAAGCCAATCAAGGGCTCGAAGATGTCCATCACTGAGCCTGAGTACGATATCAAAGGCATCGCTGAGCGGTGGATGAAAGGAAACCGCAAATGGCCTGCTTGGTTGGCTCCGACAGAAAAGACATTCTCTATCCGATAACCCAAAAATGAGAAATATCATGACACAAGAGATGGCGGTACGGCAGCGTGGGGCGCTTACATCATACGCTTTGCCGATAGAGGATATAAAGGCCCAAGTGAACCTTATTCAGCATGTCATGCAGGACGTCATGAAAGAGGGGGAGCATTTCGGGACAATACCAGGCTGTGGCGACAAGAAGGTTTTGTTCAAGTCAGGGGCTGAAAAAATAATGATGACGTTTCGTCTCTCAAATGATACTGAGATCGAGGTGCTTGAGATGCTTAACGGACACCGTGAGTACCGTATCAAGTGCACGCTGTTTTCCCCTGACGGCCAACGCCTTGGCACTGGAGTTGGGAGTTGCAGCACGATGGAAGGTAAATACCGGTTTCGCCAAGGAGGATATACATGCCCTGCATGCGGCGCTTCCGATACCATCATCAAAGGCAAATCAGAGTATGGCGGAGGATGGATCTGCTTCAAGAAAAAAGGGGGGTGCGGTGAGAAATGGAATGATGGCGATGCAAGCATCGAGAGCCAGCTTGTCGGAAAAGTTGATCATGACAATCCAGCAGATTATTACAACACATGCTTGAAGATGGCTAAAAAACGGGCGCTTGTTGATGCTACACTGACAACGACGGCAGCAAGCGACATTTTCACCCAGGACATTGAGGATGACCCTGACCTTTACCGTAAAGGGGGATATCAACAGGCGACTGAAGAGGTAAAAAAGGAAGAGCAAGCGCCTTCCCAGGACGAATCCAAGAAAGAGAAGGCGCCAGCAAAGAAAGATTCATCCCCAGCAAAGGGTGAGCCGAAAAAGACAGTTCAGGAGCTGCGCAGAGAGAATCCATCCCCTGAGGATGTAGAGAGATTTAAGGCTGCGGCTCAGAAAGCTAAAAAGCTGTTAACCGACAGCGAAAAGTCGGGGATGAATAACGAATTCCGCGCTGGGTACACTGCAACAGGCATTCGTCTTGCGATAGATTTTCTGAATGAAGTCATAGAGAAGCGGACACCACAGCAAGAAGCCGGTGTTGAAGGAGAGGCTGCATGAAGGAGATATGGGAGGTAAGGGAAGTCGGCGCAAAGGGAGACTTGGCGATAGCTGTTAAAGGAAGCCCCGCGAGTGCTGGGCGTATCGCCACAGTGCCACACTACGAAGGGAGAGAGGGTAGGCAGATGATGCTGGCAAGTCTGATATGCGCTGCTCCTGATCTTTTCGTCACGCTGTCACAGTGGCTTGAGCGATACGAATACGGTGAGATCACAGGTGATTTGATTGATAGGACTTTTGCTGCACTCAAAAAAGTCAGGGGTGAAGATTTTGAACCAGATACCGAAAACTAATGCTCAACGTATCGCTGTTTAAAAATTGCCATTCAACTGCTCCTGTGGAGGATATCGAGTTTCTCGACGTACTCCACAGGATAAAAGGGGGATACTGGCAGGATGAGTACTTCGCCTATCGGTCAGTGCTCAAAAAATATGGTCCGTCAGCCCGAGAGACGAAAAAAGCTAAAGAAGCTCTCTCCTGCTTCATCCCGTCGGGGAGATTCTCCGGTGGAAGAAAGCGCTCCAATCTTGCGGAGCATTCTGGCATACTCAACATCGATATCGACGCAAAGCACAACGTAGGAATAGACCTCACTGAGCTAAAGGATACGCTTTTCGGTGACAAGCATATTTATGCCGGTCATTTATCCGTGTCTGGGCTGGGGTTAAGTCTCTATGTCAAGATTAACCCTGAGAAGCATATAGAGAGTTTTCTCGCAATGGAGAGGTATTTCGCTGAAGAGTTCAATATCGTCATCGATCCAGCCTGTAAGGACGTGACCAGGCTTCGGTTTGTCGGGTATGACACTGACCTCTATATCAATGAGCGCTCCATCCGGTGGGGGAAGTATGAGAAAAAAGAGGCTGTAGATTTTCACCGGAAAAAGATGGCCTGCTGCAACTCTGACATTGAGTATGTCCTGCAGCAGATTGAGCGTGATCAGCGAGACATCACAGCCAACTATGCAGATGGCGTAAAGATTGCTTTTGCCTTAAATACTGAGTTTGGCGATGCCGGCCTTGATTTTTTCCAGCGAGTTTGCCAGTTCCGCAAGGGTTACGATCCGGCAAAGACTGCTCTGAAATACAAGCAGTGCAACGGGTCAAAAGCGGTTTCAATCTCTTCATTTTTTTGGATTGCCAAACAAGCAGGATACGAGATCACCGCGCCAAAGACCAAAGAGATCATCAAGACTGCAAAGTATGCCCGAAAGGCGGTAACGGCAGGGGTTGAGCCGGAAGCATCGGCAAAAGAGGGCGCTGTCCGATACGCTGTTGACATGCAGGGGGAGTCAGCGGAAAACGCGAAGAAGCTGATTGACGCGGTATTTGATGGTGCAGCAGCCGGAGAAAAGGAAAGCGCTGATGAGATCTATGAGTTCATCAAGCGGGACATCGAAGGCAAGCGACTTCGCCGGAACCTGATCAACGACTGTATTGAGTATGAAGGCGAAAAGATCGTTGACAGGACAGTCTGCAAGTTCATGGTCGATCTTCGGTCTAAGTATGGTTCGTCGAAGGTTAAGCGGGATGTGTTGCTTGAGCTTATCGAGACCTCAGCGAAAGATTACAATCCTATTCTTGAGTTTTTCGAAAAGAACCGACACAAGAGCCCGAAAGGATGCGTCAATTCTGTGATTGACGCGATTTCAGGACGAGTTGATGCTCTTGCAGGAGGGGAGGCAAAAGAGTTTCGCCGGTACTTTATCCGAAAGTGGCTGCTTGGTATGGTATCCGGCTGGCACGGCACATATTCCCTTCTTACCCTGGTGCTGGTTGGCGATCAGGGAACAGGAAAAAGTAAGTGGTTTAGAGGGCTGTTCCCCGAAGACTTGCAGGCATACTACGCGGAGGCGAAGATGGATGGTGACAAGGACCATCTCACGCTGATGACAACCAAGGCGCTGATTCTCGATGATGAGTTTTCAGGGAAGAGCCGAAGAGAGGAAGCGCTTTTCAAGGAGATTTCCAGCAAGCAAGAGATAACCCTTAGAAAACCGTATGCCCGCATGGCGGAGACTCACCGAAGGATTGCTGCTTTGGCTGGTACCACCAACGATGAGAACATCAAAGGAGATTTAACGGGGAACCGGAGAATCTTGGCGGTGCATGTGTCGTCAATCGACTGGGATCTTTACAACTCAGTCGACAAGGTTGATTTGATGGTTGAGCTGTACAAAGAATGGAAGCTCGTAGGCGACGGATGGATGCTCTCCGGTGAGGACATTGCCATGCTTAACGGAGCGACTGACCGGTATCGGGAAATATGCCCAGAGGAGGAATTGCTTGTCAAGTATTTCGACCCACCGGAAAAAGCGCTGCCGGATTCATTTATGAGTAATACCGAGATCAGCAATGTGTTGTCAAGTAAGATTAATGGAAGCTCTATAAAGATCAACCAAAAGAAGTTAGGGCAGGTGCTCAAGAAGCATGGGTATATATATAAGCCCGTTAAAGTTAATAAAATAGCGAGATACCTATACAACATACGACAAGCAGTGGGGGTTGACTCGTGTGCTATAGTTGTGGGTGAGAGTCAAGTAAATGAGATATTGCCGTTTTAATACTGTTGGTAGTAATGTACAAGTTACTACTTCATCTAATCCTACTACCAACCTTACTACCAGTTAACCGTATATACTATATATATTTATTCTTAAGGTAGTAAGGTAGTAAGGTAAAAGAAGGGAAAAAGAGTCTAAAATAAAAACTACACACATACACACACACATGATGATGAATATAGAAAGTTTGAAAGTTTCTAATTCTCGATACTACCCTACTACCGATAAACCATAAGCTGATATGCAACAAGAGTTTAAGTTGGTAGTGGGTAAAAATCCTCTCGAACTGCGCCCGTATCAGCAGGAGATGGTAAACCAATTGCGGGCAGCGTTCGCGTCAGGGAAAAAACGCCTGATCATGCAGATGCCGACCGGCGGAGGAAAGACCGCGGTGTTCACCGACATCACCCGACGAGTGGTAGAGAGGGGCGGAAAGGTGATGATTGTGACTGACCGGAAAGAGCTGCATCAACAGGGCGGCAATGCACTGGCCAGACTTGGCGTAGGGTACCGAGAGCTTAGCGCAAAGACAACCCGCCTTGATGAGTCGCCGGTCACTATGGCGATGGTCGAAACACTTAAAAGGCGCCTTGTAAAGCCTGATTATGCAGCTTTTGTAAAGCGCTTCAAGCTGATCATCATCGATGAGGCCCATAAAAACACGTTCAACCGCCTTTTCGAAGCACTCGATGAAGATCAGTTGGTGATCGGCGCGACTGCCACACCGATAAGAACCGGAAAAATGAGGCCACTGAAATCAGATTATGACGGGATAATCAACGGACCTGAAATTATCGACCTGGTAGAGCAAGGGTTCCTTTGCCCCGAAAAAGCCTATGGCGTAAGTGTTGACTTGTCAGATGTTAGAATAACGGCAGGCGACTATAACGAAGGAGATATGGGCAAGGTCTACGGAAAGCGAAAGTTGTTTGATGGCGTGATCGAGAACTGGCGAGAGTTTGCCCTGGGGAAAAAGACTCTGGTATTTTGCGCTACAGTCGAAAACTCCATAAACCTTGCAATAGGGTTTCTCGAAGCCGGATTCAGAGCGGCCCATCTCGATGCGGAGACTCCCGAAAAAGAGCGCAACGCAATCCTGAGAGATTTCGCCAACGGGACGTATGAGGTGCTCTGTAATTGCGGGATCCTCAATACGGGGTACGATTGCGCGTCAATCGAGTGCATCATCCTTTACAGGGCGACAATGAGTCTTCCGCTGTACCTCCAAATGTGCGGGCGCGGAAGCAGGCCGTATTTCGGGAAGGAATTTTTCATCATCCTCGATTTCGGACAGAACGTACAGCGACACGGGTTCTGGAGAAATCCCCGTAAATGGTCGCTCGATATAAAGCCCAAAAAGGAAAGCAAGAAGGCCGGTGAAATGGTTATGGCGGTTTGCCCGTCATGCAAAGCGCTTCTTCCTGCGAGAGCAAGAAAGTGCTCCTTCTGCGGATGGGAAAAGGAGCTGGCGGAGGATGAGAAGATGATCATCAAGCTAAAAGAAATGACTCCTTCAGAAGTATTGCGGTTTTCTGAGACAGCAAGCGTAGAGGAGCTGGAATCTATCAGACGGGCCCGTGAATGGAAGATCGGGTTCGTATTGCACCGTTTCAGGTCGATGAAAGACTTCGTCGACTACGAGCATCTGAAGGGCTATAAAAAGGGTTGGGCGATGACGAACGGGAACCGGTATCTGGGCATAGAGTCCGGCTGGGAAAAGTGGTACGGTCGGAAAGAAAAAGACGTGCAAGAAGCTGGGTACGACTCTGCGAGAGAGCGGTTTGGAGATAACGATGCAGTGCGTGGCGTTGTCGATAAGTTTTTATCATCAGCGAACATCTTCGACTGATGGATAAGAGCGAGGGAAGAATCCACCAGGACTGTTATGTATGGTTCCACAACAGTTTCCCGCAGCTTCGGGGCTTGTTGTGCTACAATCTCAATAACAGCAGGGACGGCATTGATGGAGCAAGAAATAGAGCAAAAGGCGTGCAGGCAGGGCGGGCGGATTTTGTCCTTTATTACCAGGGTGAAGCGGTGATGATCGAAATGAAGGATGGGAAAGGGACGCAATCCAGGGAACAAAGGGTTTGGCAGAAAGTGGTAGAGTCGCAAGGGTTTAAGTATACCCTATGCAGGACTCTTGAAGAGTTTAAAGAAGTGGTTCTAGGAATAATCAAAAACTAAAAACAACCATGGCAAAAGGCGTGAACAAGGTAATCCTGTTAGGTAGACTTGGAGGAGATCCAGAGAGTAGAGAGGCTGGATCAACAACCGTCTCAAACTTCACTGTCGCAACAAGCGAAAAGTTCAAAAACCAGCAGGGAGAGTGGCAGGAGAGAACGGAATGGCATAGAGTCGTTGCCTGGGGACGGTTAGCAGAAATATGCAAAGAGTATCTGCACAAAGGATCGCTGGTATACATTGAGGGAAGGTTGCAGACACGGAGCTGGGAAAAAGAGGGGGTTAAGCAGTACACCACAGAGATTGTGATCTACGAAATGCAAATGCTTGATGGAAAGCCTCAGGGGGAGCAACAGGATCGAAGGACGTATGCGGCTCCTCCTGTATCGACAACTACAGTCAGAACAGACGACCTTCCGTTCTGACGACATTGAAAAATTTAACCTTAAAAAATGGGGGCAGAGATGATGAATGGAGAAGATGGAGAGGTAAAGTGCTTGATTAAATCTGTTAAGATAGGAGAAATTACAAGAATCTTTGATGCAAAAGAAGATGCGAAAGATGAGTTAGGCTCATACATTAGGAGTTTGAGAGATCCGTTAAAACTACAAAGAATGATAACTCTTTCGACATCAGGATTTGAGTTTATGCTTGATAGACTGTCACTATATCACCAGTATGATATAGACGAAAAGGATAAGCGTATAAAGGAGCTTGAGGAAAGGATTTTGGAGCTGCTGAATCCGCAAATGCCAGTTGATCATGATCGACTTGTCGCAATGGCGTTACGACAGAGTGATTCTGAAATCAAGAAAGGAGGGAAAAAATGAACGAAGGAACAATGGATACTGAGTTTGATAGGGCCACTAGATTAATTTGGGAAGATGACAGCACAATCGTCATGGAAGCAACAGATCTACTAAAAAATGCACATGTCATTGAAATGCGCTCCCTTGCAAAGGTAAATTGCGAGATGATCGAGATACAGAGAAAGCGTATTGCGGAGCTTGAAGCGCAGTTAAAACTTTCTGAGGAAAGAGCATTTGTTGCAGAATGGTCGGTTGAAGAGTTCGTTAAAGAACAAAAATACGAGGCATTTAAAAAAGAAATGGAGGATTTAAGATGAAGAATAATCTGAAATTAGAAGAAGCTATAAGCCGGTTAGCAGATTTGTTTGAGTATGGCCACTTGCAAGCTGATATGGATCCTGTCGGGTTCATCGACACGGCAACAGCACGAATCAAAGAGCTTGAAGAAGATTTCACAGCAAAAGGCCATCGTATTGCTGAGCTGGAGCAGGCACTACGCGCAGAAATCGACCACTCGAAGCAGCTTGTATCGGCCTGCCGGAGCTGCAAAAAAGTGCAAGAGCTTGAGAAGTCAACCAAATGGTATGTGGACTTCACAAGGGCACAAGACAAGAGCCTGTGCGAAGAAATCAAGCGTGCAGATCACGCTGAATCGTTAGTCGAGCATCTCAGGTCTGAAGTTGATTCTTTGCAAAATGATCTGTCAATCGCAAAAGAAGGAAACAAGCGATACAGGGCACAACTTTCACAGCGCAACGGATTATTGACGGCAGACAAGGCTATAAAATAACGCATAACGCACAGGAAGTGCATCAGGAGGCAAAAACAGGTTGGTGGCTGACAAAAGTAGTGGTTCAATAAAAAAAGATAGCTTAAAACATGCCTGAAACGATTAATATTGAAAATGAGGTCGTCGTTATCGAGCATAACGGCGAATACCGACATCAAAGTTGTCTCTTGGGTAAAAAGACCCGCGACATCAAAAGCAGGTCTCATATCTACTCTTGGACTGCTACCTGCTCAGTCAATAACGCAAAAATAATCACGAAAGGGAGCTCACGAGAAGATGTTATCCGTGATATTTCAAGAAAGATCAAGGCGCGGAAAGAGATAGATCGCGCTGAAATATTTTGCAGAAGAAGAAAGATCATAAAGAGCATTGAGGCACTCCATGAAGAACTAAAAGCATGCGAAAACCTTTGTAAAAAAATTATTTCCGGTTAAAAAGCATGCTTTTTTACATACGGTTCATTTTTAAATTCGAAATTTATGTTTTTCGTGCTATCACGCTCCATCTTTTCGAATCATCAGTAACCCGATGACGCACTCATTATAGAGGACTGCCCTGCCATAACGTTGCCAGTCAATGCCCTGTCGCAAAACCGGATCCGCAACGTACTCCTTGCCTCCTTTATTTTGCG